CCCACGATGAGCTCCTTGATTGACGATGCTGCAATTGTTGTCTGGAGCACGATTGAACGAGAAGAGAAAACTTAAACCGGACTTAACAAAGACAAAACGTTAACCACGGGTGTTCTGAAAATACCTATAAAGCAATCGTTCACACCTAAGGACATCACAAGTTCTTCTTCATTTTCTAAAAAACAACCAAAAGGCAGGATACAAGCTGGTTGATTAGATATATCGTTGCCTACACAATCAGTCCAAGTTATAAGTTCGTCTCGTGTCGAACCCACAAAAAGAGGTTCTTTCATCATGCGTGTAATTTTTGTTTGTTTCTCATCAAGTGTGTATGCACCCAAGGAGTAAAGCAAGTAAGGTCTTTTATCTAATTCATACACCATGTATTTCCAGTGGAAAAACACAAGCCACTCATCGTCGACAAGAACAGGCGCCGTGGAGTTAAAAGTTGGGTGTTCGCCTGTTAATGTTTTTAGACAAGACGAGTCAATAGTTTTATCAGGTTTTCCAGGTGACTTTATAACTAAAGGGATTGTTGAGTACAAAAGCTTTAGTTCTGATTTGTCGGTGTAGAAACACCAGTTCTTTTCGGAACCTCCGTCTTGTAAATTAGTGCCTATATCTGGAAACAAGCAGTCGGTTAGGTTGCCAAACTTGTTTATGCTTCCGACGCAGATTTTAGGAGTCTTAATAAGCGTGTGTTTTGTTGTGTCCCATTTACTTGCATACGTGCTTGTTACAAATTGACACTGCAGATTATCGTCAGGGCTTATAAAAAGCCTGGGATCTTCGTAGCTAAGTCTGTGTTTAGCCGGTCGTAAATTTCGTGCCGCACAAATTGAATCATCCCCTACGAGTTCTCCGACATAAAGATCCGTAGGCGTGTTGTTATAGTAAAAATATTTGTTGTCGTGGCGGAAGACAAAAGGTTCAGGCTGTGTTCGCCATGCGATTAAAGTGGAGTTTTTGTGTTTTAAAATACAGGGACTGAAGTTTGCTACGTTTCGCTCAGGCAAACCATTGGTTATCCGTGTAAACGTCCCACCAATATTTCGTGCTTGTTCGTAAACAGAAGGGTATCCACTTGTCGTTGGGGTAAAAACAGTCTTAACAGCCCGGTTGTGATACGTACGATAGCGGTGAAACTGTAAGCTCATTTCGAAATTTCCTCCATTGCTTTCTGGAAACCTTCAGCAATTTTGTCCCAACGGTACGAAGGGTTGGTTGTTACTTCAAAACAGTCGTTTGCTACTTTCTCTGCAAATTCTTTATTTCTGTACAAGTCCCCCATCTTGTTGGCCATATCTTTAATGTCTACGATACCTCGTTCGACACCTAGGTCTTTATCGTATATCCACGCTGCTACGTCAGCTAGTAATGCTTTGTTCTTCCACACTTCGGCAAACGACGTGTGGTTTGGTAGTACCTGAGGCTTTTTACAAGCTGCGTGTTCAAACGGAACTAGGCCCCAGCCTTCTCCGTTAGCTGTATTGATTCCGATATCACAAGCATTGTAAATTAAATTAAGTACGTCGTCTGGCGGCGCATTGCAGTAATCAATATTGGTTGCCGTCATTAGTAGCCTTTGGTCTGATTTAAGTCCTCGTCGTTTCATTTCGGTTTCAAACAAGGCACGGATGTCCCACCCAAGATCCTTCTCGCTCATATGCAAATAGAGCATTGTATCTTCTTTATCTATTGCAAATTCCGCAAAAGCTTTTATGGTCAGGTCTATTTGTTTCCTTGGTTGGTTTCGATTGGCGTTTAGAACAATGAATTTATCTTCTGGTAATTGAAGTTGTTGACGAACCTGTGCTCTGTCTAGAGGATAGAACTTGGTTGTTTCTACACCGTGTGGTATTACGCCGAGCATCTTAGGTTTAACGCCTAACTGCATTACCCTTTGCGCTTGTTCGATTGTAAACGTGATTGCGAAATCCCAATCTTTAACAAATCGCATATGGCTTTCGATATACCACTGAGAGTCCAATGGGAAATAAGCTATAAACTTAAACTTATACTGTGCTTGCAGTAGATGTACACGCTCCCATACTTGGTTAACAATCCAAATGTCATTTAAGCAAATTATAAAATCTGGTTTTTCAGCAGTAATGATTTCAGGTAGTCGTCCGATACCAAATCGATCCTGTGGGTTTTTAGCTGCGGCAGGATAGACCTTGAAAGGAAGATCATGAGGATCACCCGTATAATTTATTCCTACAGCAACAATCTCGTTGTTTTTTTGTAAATGCTCTAGAACACTGTGTGTAACTCTAGCAAACCCAGTATTTGAAAGGATATCACCGTACCACAGAATTTTCGCCATTTGGGGTTAGAATCTTGCTATCAGTATACAGACAGTTTCACTTTTATGCCTAGTCGTGAAACTTTTGCTTATCGTCGCGCTCTACAAATGCGAGCGGCGAAAGCGTTTGATAGCGACACTCCAGTGTTGGATACTATTTTTACGCGAGCAGCTAACGACTTTCAAACGTTCTGTACGTTGCTTGATAAACCACCAGCAAAGCACATGCTAGAGTGGTACTCACATTTGATCACAGGTCAGAGTAATAAGTACTTATTAGATATTGCAGGACAAAACCTTGATATACTATCCCCGAGAGGCTCAGCTAAGTCCACCGTGCTCAATATGTTCACTGCATGGTGTATAGGACGCCATACAGCAGCAAAAATGCCGCTTCAGATTATTTACATTTCCTACAATATCAACACTGCAATACCTAAAAGTCGAATTATTAAACAAATTGTTGATTCAACTGAGTTTAAAAAAGTATTTCCCACGTGTCGGCTCAAACCAGGTATGCAGAGCGATGTGGGTTGGTCGATTGATTTTGACTACGCGGGTATCTCGCGAGTAGGTGACGAAGAATTTACACTACGCGCTGCAGGACTTAGAGGTTCAATCACATCAAAACGTGCTCATCTGTGCTTCATAGATGACCCTATAAAAAGCAGTGCGGACATTCGAAATCCTGTGATCCGTGAAGAAATGAACAATAACTGGTCTTCAGTTATTGCACCTATTATTTTTGAAGGCGGCAGAGCCATCTGTTTAGGAACTAGGTTTCATCCGCTAGACATCCATAAAACAATGTTTGTACCGGATCGCGGGTGGAAACAAGTCACGCAAGAAGCTTTGACTTATGACGACCAGAGTGAACCTGAAAGTTATTGGCCAGAGCAGTGGAGTGTTGAGTATTTATTAGGACAGAAAGAACTTGATCCTGTTGCTTTTGCTTATCAGTACCAACAGCAACCGGTGATGACTTCGGATCTAGTCTTATCGCCAGACTTACTTGTGAAAGGTGATGTTGTAACTGAGTTTGATTCACTTGCGGTCGGTGTGGATTTATCGGCTAGCAAGAGTGAAACATCAGACTATACTGCGTTCGTCTTGGGCGGTAGGTTAAAAGATAAGTATTATATTATTGACGCACATCAGATTCGGACTATAGGAAACCTTGAGAAGATAGATCTATTGTGTAAGATGTTGGTCGAATGGGGCATACTTACAGAAGATGCGGCAGGAGAGTTTTTTCCGACTTACTCAACTTGTACACTGGTTGTTGAGTCAGTTGCTTACCAAGCCTCGCTTGCTGCAGATCTTCGACGCATTATGTTGACTGATAAAGGACTAGGTAACATACACATCCACGAAGTCAAAGGTTTCCGTGGTGATAAGGTGTCTCGGTTTAGGGGAACATTAGGTCTATTAGAAAATAAAAAAGTGATATTTAATCGGTATCGAAAATTTGATCTATTGTTTGACCAACTAGTTAACATAGGTGCTACATCGCATGACGACTTACTAGATGCATACACTCACTTAGTTTGTTTTCTTCAACGTCGCGGTAACTTTGAAATGGAGTACTAATGTCAAACAAATTTTTCGTTGCTGTTACAGCACATAATCCTCTAGAGCGGTTTGACGTGCTTCTGGAGACGTTACGAGCTTATAATAAAATTCCAGGGCACAAAGACTTTTACATTTTTATCGATTTTGAACACAAGCAGGATAAAGATATAGTTTTTGACCTGCTCGAACCTAATTTAGGTGCTTGCGGTTTAAATATCGTTGTTGCGGAACCTGAATACACAGGTTTTAGTTTAACTTGGGCGCACAAACCTCTTTTGATACAAGCCGTTCAAGCAAAAACGCATGATTTTTATGTATATACAGAAAATGATATGCTTTTCACACATAAACATTTTGACTATTGGGTGTCTTGGAAAGATAAGTTAAAGGAGTTAAACCTAGAACCTGGTTTTTGTCGCTTTGAGCGTTTTAATGAACGTTCCATACCCTTTGATAACTACCGAAGATGGGAGTTAAACGGACTTACAAAATCCGTGTGGGGCGAAAGACCGTATAAAGCTCAAACTTTCATAACGCCTTGCGATGATTTTGTTTGTTTTGTATCTCTAGGTAATCCTTATATGGGAATGATGATACTAGATCAGGATATGGCTGATGAATACATTGTTTCTAACAGTTGCGATCCTATAAAAAGTTTTAACTTGACGAAATTTCGTTGTTGGCCGATCGCTGACAGAAGTTCTATGGGACTTGCTTTTGAAAAACTTGATTTTGAACAGGAACATCGCCGTGTTGTGCCTTTGACTAAGGAACGAGGTAAAATCCGCATAGCCCCCTGCGGGCTGCTTGAGCACCTAGACACAAAATACAGTAAAGTTTTGTCTACAGAAAATTTATCTTTGTTAGATATAACTCAGATGTTCAGCGTGTAGTCTGTGACCCAATCCGATGCTTTCTTATTCAATGAATTTGATTCTATGGAACCTCTAAAAACTTCAGAAGATCCAGTCAACAGCCCATCGCACTATACACAAGGTGCTGTCGAGTGTATTGATGCCATTGAGTCTGCTTTAGGTGTTGAAGGGTTTAAAGCGTACTGCCGTGGAGCTTGTTTGAAGTACTTGTGGAGAACTGAGCATAAAAACGGTGTTGAGGACTTAAAAAAATGCGCGTGGTATTTGAGACGTTTAATAATTATTTGTGAAAAATACGATTAAACTTAGAAAAACTTTTGTTGTTATGGACGTTAGAGCTTTTGGATCTGTATACGGGCAATCTTCAACCTTACCTTACGCAAGTGGTTTTCATTATGTGCCTGCAAGTGGGTTAAAACGTTTTTCTGCCGCCCGTGGATTTTATATTATGACTGATGCTGGTCAAGATCAATACCTAACAGTTGAGATGACTGATACACCCGGTCAGCAGATCCCATTAGTGCGGTTGAATACTGAGTCAATTGTACCTATGTCTATAACAGCTATTCATAGTGGTACTGTTCACAATGTTATTGTTTTCTACTGATGAACTCTTTTAACAACGCTGCTTTTGGGTTTTCAAAAAACTATCAAGAGCAAA